CTTTGCTGCACCACTAACTGTTGATGTTACAGCTTTGCCGACATCTGAGAAGAACACTCTTGAGACACCCGTTGGGGTTCGCACAGCGCCAGCGCCAACCGCTGTAACCACTGGCGCTGCTACCGATGCCGCAGTTGGGACAGCAGCTTTGGGAAGCGCCCCTCGAGTTACTGATGACGGTGTTGATAAATACCCAGGAGTTAATTTTGCAGCTTTTTCAACATCTGTTGCAAGTGATTCAAGTGCTTTATCAACTGTTCCAAAATTCTTTAAAAGAGCCTGTCTTTGTTTTTTAAATGCATTTGCTAACTTTCTTCTCTTACTAACAGCATCATCTGTATACTGCCGAGATGTTTTATCTAATGAACTCTTTAAAATTTCAGCTTCTTTTGCAGCACGCTCTAATTCATCTGCTTTATTAATTATTTCAGGACTTGTTAAAAGCTTATCTTTTGCACGTTGAATTCTTGCATCAGCAACTCTTTGACCTATTCTTGAGCGCCCTAAAACACGCTGCTGCTCGCGAGGATCATAATCTGGATGCAGGGCATCTAGAGCACCGACACTAACTCTTGATCTTGCTAATTTTTCAATAGCTTGCCTATTAACAGCCTTATCCATTTCTCTTTTTGGATTCATCTTATAGCCGTAATGACGTTCTAATTTATCAATTAAATCTCGATCAAACTTCTTAATACCTTCATTAATTTTATCTATCTCATCAAGAACAAAAGCCTCATAAGCAGCCTTAGCATCTATCATTTTATTAATTACAGTTTGCCCTGGTCGCCCACCGGGAGATAAAATGGACATTTTATCAAAACCTTCTCTCACAGTTTTATCTAGAAGATCTTGCGTTCTGCCTCTAATTCCTGCTGTCGCGGAATATTGACCACCGGGTATAAGATCTTGTTTAGCACTAGTAAATTGCTTTGCAATTGGCGAGGCTTCGACAACTTTTTCAGATAGTACTTTATCGGCTTTACTGAAAGCAGCTCTTGACCTTAAAACTCTTGCCTCCTCAGCACGCATTTTAATTAATTGTTTATCAATAGCAGCCTGTTTTATAGTAAGATCTTGTACAAGAGCTTGATTATTTGCTAAACGAGCCTTATCTAAGTTTCTTACAACATTACCAAGTTCAGCCTCTTTAGTTGCAATTTGTTGACTTATTAATGGGATTTCCTCGTAAATTTCTTCTATTGCTTCATTTGGCACAAGACCTGCATACTTTGCAGTTTTCAATAATTTAGACTCTACATTCTTGACAGTTGTTTGAATTGCGTCTGTGGCAGCCTTTGCCTGTTTTGCAGCTGCCTTTCGAGCACCTTTTGTAGCTCCAGTTGTTGCAGTTTCCATAGCACTAGCGACAGCTTTGGCTTCACTATCTGCTAGCCCCTCAATAACATTTCTTATCTCCCTTGCCTGGTTTGCAGACGTTTTTGTTCTCGTTAATCTTTCTGCAAGAATATCTTGTGTTACTCTTGATTGAACCGCTTTAGTACCACCCTTTTCTGACACAGTCAGCGCCCTGCCGGTCCCTGATGGGAATATCTTGCTGCCTTTTGCGCCTGTTGTTTTTATTTTTCCAAGCGGTCCACTTAACGAGCTTAACTCCCTGCCGGCAGCTTTTTCTGCGGCGGCAAAATCAGATATTTGTTTTAAGACAGCTTTCTTTTCCTTCTCTGTCATTTGCCATGTAGTCTTAAGATTATCTAAAAATGCAAATTCTTCCGGGAGATTCTGACCAGCGTTTCTAACAGCCGTTGCTATCTCATTACCTGTTAATGTAACCATAGCAGCGGCTTTTTTGGAAGCACCAGCGGCTTTCCTAGCTGTTGCGCCAACCGCCTTTGCTTTAGTTTTTACAGAAGATGCAGTTTCTTTAATAGTTGCTGCAGCATCGGATGCTGCAGTTGCAGCGCCTTCAGCTACAGAAGTAATTGCTGCTGCTGTAGATGCACCTACAGCAGCTGCGCTTTCAGCGGCTTCTTTAATAGGCTCTGTTATTTTTGCTGCAGAAGGAATTCTAAATCCACCAGCAGGTATGCCAGATGTTCCAGTTACTGATGGCGGAGTAGCGGTCGGCAGCTTTATCGGAACAACAGTTCCTGTTGTTGGCGTTGTGATAGCTGGCACTCTAAATCCGCCAGCTGGGATCCCCGATGTTCCAGTTACTGATGGCGGAGCGACAGGCGGAGCGACAGGCGGAGCGACAGGCGGAGCGACAGGCGGAGTAGCGGGCGGAGTAACGGGCGGAGTACGTGGAATTCTTCTTGGCGGAGTTGTAGTTGTTCCGCCAGAAGCAGGAGCACCACCACCGCCTCTTCCGCCAGTGCCTGGAGCACCAGTTGTTCCTTTACCGCCAAATGTATTGCCAAGGAATCTATTGCTTACAAATGTGGTTCCTTTAAATCCGGCTTTAAATGCGTCACTTATACCAGTTCTAAAAGCATCCAGGGTTTCGGCTGAAGCCCTTGCTGCTTCAGCAGCAGCCACGGTAGTGTCAGCAGCAGTTTCAACCAGACCAACCATCGCAGTTGAAGCAACAGGCAGTCCGACACTTGCTCTAAGAGCTGTTTTAATTGTTGAAACAGTTGGAGTTGCACCGACAGCCCTTGCCTCTCTTAGAGATGGAGACAAGCCAGTAGTGTCGGCTATAGAACCTCTCTGTCTGCCTGTTAATAGTATTTTATCCGGACTAATCTGAATGGCTTTCTGCCAACCTTTTAATGCTCTGTCTCCACGATCTATTAAGTCAGTGACAGATATTAATTTAGAACCGAATTTACCAAATCCAGTAATTAACTTTGCTATGCCACCAATAGCGCTAACATAAAAATATCTAAATGAGGCTCCAAGTATTTTTAATGTTGGAAGAAGCGCTAATGCAATAATGCTAAAACTAAGTAGCTTTTTACCACCCTCACCCATGCCTTCAAGAAAATCTCTAATTTTTTGAATTATTGGACTAAAAAACTTAATTATAGGTCCAAAAGCTGAAACTAAGACTCTACCTATTGCAAGAATTTCTTCCTTTAAAATTCTAAATTGAGTTATTGTTGTTTGTAATCCAATTTCCAATTCAGTCTCTAATTGCTTTTGTGCAACATCTTCAATTCGAAACGCTGAGGACATAAGAATCTTTCCAGACTCTGTTCCTATCTTAGATAAGAAGTCTGCAGCTGACTCGCCGCTAGCTGCAAACTGCTGATTTAAATCTTTGAAAGCAGCTTCTTGACCGAATCTAATTATTTTAGCTCTGGTTGTATATTCACCATTCACCTTCTCTGTGGCGGCTCTATGCAATTTACTAATGTCTACAATCTTTTTTAATTGCATCTCCTCCATTCCGGCTGCTTTTAATCTTTGATTAACATTAGTCTCAATCGATCTTGCTACTCTTTCCTCTGTTGTACCAGTTGTATCAAGAGCTTTTTGAAATACAGCAAGCTGTCTAATTGATGTCTCCATTCTTGGACCCTGGCGAACACCAAACAATCTTGCAAATAATTCCAATGTTCCCTGCTCACCTTTAAGATTTAATAGACTATTAAAACCGTCAGTAAGTTTTTGAATATTTTCCATACTGACACCCGCTGCGTAATCAAAGTCTGGTCCAAGTGCTTCATTAAGACCTGCAATAATTTGAGTGTTTTGTTTTGTCATTGCGACCATTCTCTGTAGCGAGACCTTGATTGAGTTTGCAGACGCTCCTACTTGGAAACCAGAAGCAACCATTGGAGCTAACAATGCTGATGTCTCTGTCATCGACAAACCGAATGTTGTAGCAGCTGCAGATACTTCCGGGAATGCGTCCGCTAGATCTTTTAGCGATAGAGTTGTTTTATTTTCAACTAAGTTAAATTCAGCCAACTGACCTTTTAATTCTTGAATAATAACATCAAATTGCTTTGGGTCTGTCAAGTCAAGTGATACACCCTTAAGCGCAGCCTGCTCTCTTTTGACTCTGAGAATATTTTGCAGCATCGATTCAATAAATTTTTGCGATTGTGTTATATCTACGTTTCCAAGTTTTTCTACTGTAGTTGTCAATTCAACAAGACCAGCAATTGCCTTATTGTCAGATATACCCAATTCTGCAAAGTCACCAGCAAGGCTTTGAACAAGTACTCTGCTAGTTCCAAATCTTCTTGTAATTTTATCTAGATCTTTACCTAATTCAACTGTTGCCGAACGAGCCTTTTGAATTGCATCTTCACCGGATCCAAAGTTGTCAACCAACAGCTTTGTAACTCTTGCAGACTCTTGCTCTAAATCAGCAAAGCTAAAAAATGCTGTTCTTAATGCTCGAGTAAACGCAAGTGTCTGCGCAGTAGTTCTGATTAAACTTAGATTTGCTAAGCTCAGAGCTTGTTTTGATCTATTAGCCCACTGTTGAATTGATGCACCTGTAAGCGCTCTATTTAAAGCCTGGACATTACTGGTTATTGCTGTAAATTGAGATTGTTGAGCTTTGAGGGCAGATGCCATCTTTGCACTTGATGAACCAACTTTTGCCATAGTGGCATCAAGAGCTTTTAGATTAGCATTAGCATTTTCAACTATTCTATTTGTTGTATTTTGTGCAGTGCCATAGGCTACAACTAAATTAGTTAAAACCCTTTGTTGATCAGACACGCCCTTGGTTATTCTCTGCAGGGTGCTGTGTACACTAGATGCCTTTGCGGCAGCCGCAGAATACGAATTAATTTGCCCAGTTAATTGAAGAAGAGATCTGGTTAAAACCTCTGCAGCAGTAGTTGCTGCAGAAGTGTCAACACTAGTAGTTATGCGAATATCGCCAATATCAGACATAGTTTAGCCAGATTAATTATTACACATTAGGTAAATAAAATCAAGGTTTATTTACTATTTCTGCTCATATCCAAGACCAATTCCCATCTGCATGATATCAAGTCCTTGGATAATTCTCTTCGGTGCTGGATTATACCAGTCTTCATCGAAGTCTACATCTGCACCTTGGGCAGCTGCCGCAATTTTCATGGCGGTACTCGTTTCATTAACAGCCGCACGATAGAGAAGGAACAGCTCGTTGAGAGTTAGGCATGACTCTAACTCTCCGATGCTGTTCCAAGCTCCGGTTTTTATAAATATTTCAGATTCATACTTGAGGAGAGGAAGGTCTTCCCAACTTGTGTCGGAAGATACCTCACTCGCCTCGCCTAGAAGGAAGGGTCGGACCCCATTGCTGCTGACATGAGAGCGCCGAATGACTTGAGATCAAGCACATCCTCTAACTTCTCCTTATCGCTAGCCAATTCTGGATCAACAACAGCCAAAGCAACTGCTGCTGCTTCAACCATTACATCAATATCCGCATCTTCCAAAGTCTCTTCACTCTTTAAATTCTTAACAATCTTCATAAACTTACGAAGATTGCGAATTGTCAATGGCTTAATTGTACGCTTCTTTCCATCTGCGAAAAGAATTTCGGTTCCTGCCAGGATATCCTTGTTATCACTCATTTTCAAAGTACCTCACTTTGTGGTTAAAATAAAGAAGCTCTCGCTCCTTACCTATCAAGTTTATCACAAGACAGGCGGTTGCGAGAGCAACTTTACGATTTTTCAATCAATTATTGCTGATCGATAATCTTGCCGTATTCGTAGTTTGTATCTTCCGTCTTTGGAAGGATACGGAAGCCCACAGCGAACATCGTTGCCTCTGCACGCTTCATGCTGATCATCGATGATTCCATCGAGACCGCACGCTTTGTGTAGTACGAACGAGTCTTAATTGCGGCTGCCGACGAACCGGGGGCTGAGCCAACGATGACCAAGCCCTTCTCACGCGGGTACACATTCTGCGAACCGAACAGGAATGTGTTCGTGTTTGCACCTGAGCCAGCGAGGTTAGCCTTGATGTCATCGCCACCAGTCTCATCATCATAGTTCCATGCGATTGCAAGGTTGTTCAGCGTTGCCTCGGCAAGGGTCGTCTTGACCATCACCTTAACTTTCGACTGAATCAGCTTTGCTGCATCACCATACTGATCGATTTCGATGTCCACAATGTCCGGCTCCCACGAAATTTCGACACCATTTTGTGTAGCGCCGACATCTGCGAAGTTGTCCATTGCAGCAATCGATGTTGCGTTAGCCGAAGGACCAAGTTTAATGGTTGCTTCACCAACGACGATATTTGCGACATTAACTGCCATTTGCATTTCCTCCTAATTTATCAAGCCGGAATATTCTCCGACCTTTCTTGTCACGCCAATTAGCGATCTTAGAAATGTGTGATGGATTCACCTCTCCTTGTCTTTTTCCGATTCCGAGAGATTTATTCCATTCAAACTCATATATGGAATTTCCAACTTTTGCTATATAGCCAGGAGTTCTCCCGACATAAGTAATTGTAATGTATTCCATACGCAATATATTGTACCATATTTTTTTTTATACATTGCAGATTTTAAAGTCTAAATTCATCCGATACCAGCCTTCTTTTTCCAATGGCACTGCGAGGCTTGAATCTGTCTGCATTGAGGCTAATATCCTACGGTCTTGACCTGTTGCCTCCACCCCACCAGACTTGGCAATCATATCAGCCTTGCCAAGCGCCTCTATAAAAAGCTCAGCTACATCAAAAAGGCGCTCCACATCTGTATCAAATATAGAATATCGAACAACATCTTTTCTCATCCAGTGCCGATCTGGGTCTGGTATTAATGGATTATAATAATAAACAACATAGGGAGCTGTAGCGGTAGACGGTGCAACGACTGGATAGAAGCTCATCTGCTTACCGGCAGCAGTCACAATGTCGGCATCGATTTTAAGATGATTATTTATATCATATATTGGAAGGCTCATAAAGCCCTCCCAAATTTAGAGTTTAATTTATTTGAAATAATTTCTTTTGCCTTAACACCAAGATCATAATAAGAACCACCAGTTTCATTTTGATAATAATAATAATCTTCATCTAAATTTTTTATATTTATTTCAATACCATCAACACCAGGAGTCATTTGAATTTCTGTATTTTCAAAATATTGATTGTCAAAAACATTCCTTACTTCTTCGTTAGCCGACATAACTGCTTCTGCGGCGGCGGATTGTATGTTAATTTTTAACATGTCAATTTTGTTCATTACACCAGATAAATTATTTACAACTTGAACTTTAAACATTATGTCTCCACCACCCTTCTTAGAGAAAGAACTATATGATGTTTTTTGCCGGAAAATGCAAACTTAGGTTGAATGCCAACAATTTCATATGTGTCTGTATCAACTTGATTACCTTTTGCATCTGTTATATTTGTTATCCTGTTATCATAACTAATGTACTGCTCATACATAGATGGAACAATTCCTTCATATTTAGAAAAGTTATCTACATATGGCGACAACCTTCTATCACTCGAAGATGTAGATTGAGTAGTAGGAGCCTGAAACTGGAAGCCTATTGTAGCCGCTTTTGTAAATGTTGCATATTCTTGACCGGCAGCGTTTGTAGAAGTTGTTTTAGAATAGATATCGCACTTGTGTGCAAATCGAAAAAAAGTTTGATATGACATCACACCACATAATCCATTACAAACAAAGTGTAATCCATAAGAAGCACATCGGCATCAATATTTCCAGTTGACTCATAGAAGCTATCCCTTGTTTCATATTTAAGAATATCCATATCTACAGTCTTCATGCCGTGCCTTCTGTAATCAGAATCACCATTCATCATGTCCTCTAATAATAAATCCGCAGCTTGTACAACATTATCTGGAACATATCTCCAGCCAAAATCTCCTTCAATTTTATAGTCATCACCTTCATCAAATTTTGAAGCAACAATAAGAGTTTGAACGCTATCAAGAAATGACCTTCTAAATTGAATATAGTAACTTGAATTAAAATTATGCGGTTCTTTTGTTTTCTCTATATTATTAATAGTCGCATCTGTTGAATCATGAATAATTGTTTGATCTTCATCACCAGTATTAACCGTAACTTTTCTTAATGTAGCTATTGGATATGGAAGATGTAAAGTGTTTTTACCCGATCCAGAAATTTCAATGTACTTATTAGGGTAATAATCAAAAGATTGACCACAAAATGTATTAATTATATTTCTTACTCTTTTTTCCATTTTATCAAATTTTTCATAGTAATCTGTTTCAAGATCCGGATGGTCGGCAAAAAATGTATCTATGTCTGCATATGGAGTATAAACATTTATATATTGAGATTGAGTATATGATGTTCCAGAAATTGTGTATGTAAAATCAACCCTATACCTACCAGCGCTATTTAACACATAAATGCCAGATGCTTGTTGACCATAAGTGATTGTATAGACCCCGGCACTCGCTCTTGTTGCATTTGTTGGACCGGACACAAGTGAGCCAAATTCGTGGTATAAATTAACAGAAACAGTATTGCCCGCGGGGTCGCTAGGGAGTGTCAATGTAAGAGTTTTACTTGTATTGATTTTGACATCATCCATGATATTCAATTGTACCAGAAATTAGGTTTTAGACATTAAAACGCTTGCATTGCAACTTCTACTTGAAGATTGGTTAAATCAGTGCCAAGATCATTGATATTAAAAGCCGGATTTAATTCAAATGAAATAACAGTGTTGCTTGCATCTTTATAGAATAAAATTCCATCAGCATAGTTGATTGCAAGCTCTCCATGCTCTAATGAGTTGGCAGTTGGAGCCGCATTAGCAGTTCCAGATCTTTTAAGTTTTACAATGTTAGCCATTTTAGGCTCCTATTAGAATGTACCACCATCAACAGTAACATTGTCCAAGTTTGTTCCGCTTAGAACAGTTGTATTGTTAATCTTGAATACTTTTCCACTAAGCAGATTAAAGTGCTCCGAGGATGTCCATGCGTCTGTTGCATCAACCCAATTAAGTGTTTTTGTTGTTGCACCAAGCACCGAAATACCCGCACCATCTGCTGTTGTATCATCTGGGCTTGCAACATTAGCAAGAACAATGTTCTTATCCTCAACTGTAATTGTTGCAGTATTAAGAGTTGTTGTATTACCTTGAACTGTAAGATCGCCAGTAACTGTTAAGTTATTTGCGATTGTAACATTTGCCGGCAGACTTAATGTGACAGCGCCAACACCAGAGTTGGAAACTGTAATTTCATTTGCAGTACCTGTTAAACCAGTAACAAGATTTGTTGCTCTATCGCTAATTTGCGATGCAGTAATTGAAATTGTGGAGTTTGCAGCGGCAGTCAAACGACCCTGTGCGTCAACTGTAAATGTCGCAACTGTTCCTGCACCACCGTAGCTGGCAGCGGTAACAGATGTATTATCAAGATTAATTGTAACAGTATCTGTCGCACCAGCAACTGAAGAGAGACCTGTGCCGCCAGAAATTGTGAGGGTGTCAGAACCAGTTGTAATTGTTTGAGAAGTTCCACCATCCCCAGCGACTGTAAATGATGTGGCAACATTTGCAATTGCATTGTCAACATATAATTTTGTTACAGCATGACCATTTGCAGACGGAGTTGGAACAATTACTAATCCATTGAATGTTGTATTGCCATTAACTGTTTTATTACCAGTTACAGTTTGATCACTTGATAATGTAAGAAACGCTCCAGAACCACCAATTGCCAAAACAGTAGTTGCCGTGCCATCAACTCCACCAGTACCTTCACCATAGTAAAGTACATCATCAACTTCGTTAAATGCTAATTCTGCATTTTCCAAACTTGCTGGTGCGCCTGCTGCGCCAGAAGCTCTGCGCTTAATCCTAATCTTGTTAGCCATTAGTAGTTTCCTCCATCCAGCAACAGATCGGCTGCGCTGTGAACATGGTCAGCCCTAGCCGCCACATTACTTGTTCCAACACTTCCTGTTCTTGCGATATCAGATGGTGTTGCATTACTTAAACTTAAACTTGCTAAATTAATTGTACCACTGCTTTGTGTTAAAACGGTAGTTTGTATAACTTGGGAAACATTTGAAATTTGTGCCGGGTATACTTGAACTGTTGTTAAATCAGCCATTATCGAGTAACCTCACCAGTAATAACAGCATTACCTGTCAATATGGTTGTAACGGTAGCCCCATTAACTTCCTGAAAGTCATACACATACGTGCCCGGTCGTAAATTTGCCGTTGCTGCGGGGAGTAAACTAAACACAACGATACCGTTAGCCCCATCAGTAATTTCAGTAGAAAAGGTTGCAGAAATAGTATCTGATGTTCTTCTTTTTCTGATTTGACCAGAATATGTTCTTGAAGTTATATTTATAACGGCATTTGCATTATTTTTTAAAGTTAATTGATGAGCGTAATTATCGCCCTGATAGATTTCAATATTTCTAGTTGCCGGCATAATATCTCCTATAAGATATTAGCAAAGATTGATTAAGCCAGCAAAGCTTCCCAAGTAAGCAGATCAACATTACCTGATGCTTCAATACCTCTGCTTAGCTGGAAGCTCTTAACAATTGCCTGGGTCTTTGGACCAAAATCTCCATCATCTTTGCATTCAAAACCATGCTTTGAGAGCAATCTTTGTGCTTGCTTAATCGCCTGCCCTTTATTACCTTTTGTAATCACAGGCATCGCCTTTGCTTGCTCTTTTGCATTTGGATTTGGTGTTGAAACCTGGGCTGGCGTTGCCGGCTGAGTGGGTGTTTCACCACCAGATTTTGCAATGTATTCAACAACGGCAGCAGGAGGATTATCTCCTTCTGTATATCGCAAATGCCATGGTTCCTCTGGGACAACTTCCCAGCTAAATCCAAACTTGCGAACATTAGCAATCAACCATTCTAATCTCTTTGGCTCTGCCGCTGTATGAACATCAACAGCCAAACCGCTATTATGCTGACTCGTACCCGGCGCAGCAAGGCTTGCCAGTTTTGGATCTTTCTTATACCACTTAACACCTTCAAATGTTCTTGTTTGTGCGCCTTCAATTGGCTCTTTCTGATATCTTTGTCTAAACGCCATCAATTGGGATTCAAATGAACGATATGTATCCCCAGCCGAAACTGGCTTGAGTTCAACACCATCTGCCTTTGCAGCCTCAACCATTGCATCCCAAGCAGCCGCAGCTCTCCAATGCAACTTGCCTCCACCCTTAACAGGCTTCAGCAACTTCTCTGGCAACTTACCGGGAGCAACACCCTCAAGATCTGCTGGTTTTCTTACCGGTGCAATGATATTCCACTTAACGCTCATTTTAAACTTCTTCCTCCTTTTTGGCTTTCTTATCAACTTTGTTAAAAACTTGATTGATTTCATCAAGACTTAGTTTACCATCATCTAGGAATGCACGTGACAATCCTTCAACAACAGTAGCAACGCCAGCAATCCCCGCCATAAAAACTGCCTTCCAAACGGGAACGCCAGCGATTGTACCTGCTCCAACGACACCTAGCCCTGAAGCCGCAAAAGTCGCCAATATACGAAGGCATATATTTTTGACTTGATCCATGCGTTATGCCTTCTTCTTTGGCGCTGCCTTTTCAGCGGGCTTCTTTGCCAAGAAAGAAGCAACTGTTGGGTCGCCAATTTTTGTTGATAACCATGCAAGAGCATAGGCAATTGCCGGTGTTAGAACCGCAACAACCTCTGCATCCAAATTCTGCTTAGTAGCTAGATACACCCAGACTCCGAGTGCACCGCCTTTTACTGCTTGATCTAAGTTTTGTGACTTAGTAGACATGGATCACCTCCTTGCCCCAATGGGCATGAGATAATTATACACTATAGACTACTCCATGTCATTCTTTAATATCTCATGCAGATAATGAATAAATAGGGCAATTAATGTAGCAATACCGGCAAGTCTTTGGGTTGTGCCAGATAGGGTAATATAAACAACAAAGCTACCAGCTAATGTAAAAGCCAGCCCTGCTGTTATATCCCAAAGTTTTTTACTAAAGCCAAACCAGTTAAATTTCTTCATTTCAATTCCCTCCTTTATATAATACTTGAAGATACTATTATGTGCATAATCTGTATCATCATCATCTTCTGGACCAGCAATTTCACCTGCTGGCTCATCTCCAGATTCTTCTTCTTTTCTACTTCTAGCTTCACCAGTTGACCCGCCGCCACCAGAACTACCACCACCACTACCACCACTAGAACCACCTGTTGGAGAACTTCCAGATGATGGCGGAACTGCGGCAAGAGTTGTCGTTGCTGTTAATGTTGCAATTGCAGCAATAACTGTTTTTCTTGCACCGACATCAATTGTTGATCCGACTGGAACATAGTTATCAAAACCACCGCCATAAATGTCAACTTCTTCTTCAAAGGCTTCTTTAACTTCTTGCGGTGCATTTTGAATTACTTCAATGATCGCCTCTTTTTGCTCATCGGTAAGTTCATCGGGTTCAATTGCTTTAAAAACCTCTTTTAACTCCTCAACAGGGGCTTCTGCGACATCAATCTTTAAAATCGCCCCTACGGCTTCCTGAGATGACTGGATGCCTTCTGGAATGGTCACGGGAGGGGTATTTTCTTCCTCCTCTACCAGATCCTCTTCATTTTCTAAAATAGTTGTATCCACCGCAGGTTCTGGCTCTGTTGTTTCAGTTACAGGCTCTGTGGTGGTTGTTGACTCCTCTTCGGGCTCAGTAGTTGTTGTTTCTTCGGGCTCAGTAGTAGTTGTAGTCTCTTCTTCAGGTTCTGTCGTTGTAGTTTCTTCAGGCTCTGTTGTAGTAGTTGTCTCCTCCTCTGGCTCAGTAGTAGTAGTTACTGGAGGCTCTGTCGTGGTGGTTGTAGATGTTGTTGTAGCAGGTGGCACATATACAGTTGTTGTAGTAGTCTCGGGAGGTAATGTTGTTGTCGTTGCTGTGGTACTGGTTGAAGATGTCGTTGGCGGGATTGTCGTTGTGGAAGTCGTTGAAGTCGTCGTTGAAGTCGTTTCAGGAACAGTCGTTGTAGTTGTTGTAGGGATTGAAGTAAGAGATGTTTTTGTAAAAGCAGATTCTGGTACAACTGTCCAACTATTATCCGTAGTTGTTCTCCAATATAATGTTGTCCAAGCACCGCCACCATTTTCATAATACCAATAAGTGAATTGTCTAGGAACTCCGGCAGTAAACTCTTGAGGTTGTGTTTGGTTGCCACCACCACCCTTGTCACGCCAGTTATTATCAATCAAAACCTCATCAAGAAAAAATTTGGTTCCGTCATCTGCTGTTGGTAAAAATATGATTTGGGCTGTTACTTGAGAGGTGATATACCCTTCATACTTAACAATAAAATCATCGTAAAGACCAAACTGTGGGTTTGTGTCAAATGATTGATTAATATTTAAATACTCAACTGTTCCAGATGGCTGAACACCTGAGGATGTTGGTAGTGGTGGCGATCCACCGTATCCAGGATTGCTATAAAATGTTGCATTTATACCCGGTTCAACAGATGGTGGCAATGTCGTTGTTGTCGGAGGAGCAGTCGTTGTAGTAGTTGTAGTTGTTGTGGTAGTCGTAGTAGTAGTTGTTGTAGTTGTACTTGTTGTCGTTGTAACGCCGGAATTAATTTGAACAGCAGTTAATCCGATACACGGTTGATATCCACTACCACCAGAACATGTTTGCCATCCAAGAGATGATGTCCAACTAGAATTAGTATTAAATTCTGTGTTTGTTAAAAGTTCAACTCCATCTAATTTAAGAGAAGCCGATTCAACTTGTGTTCCATAATTCCCAGCCCAAAACTCTCCATCTTGACCAGTTATTGACAATCTAACGCTTGCAACACTATCCCATCCAGCGCCAACACCAGCGGCTGTAATTGTTAAAGTATAATCATTAAAAGTTCCGTTATCAGTTAATAATATTTGCCCAGTGCTGTGGGAATATATTCCACCACCTCCAGCACCATAAAGATTTATCCCAACAGTAAGTCTATCTGATGAAGTTTTCCAGTCTTGAGCTTCGGCGGCGCTTACAGTAGCAACTAATGTTGAACCAGAATTCCAGTCTTGTGGAGCATTTACTTCTTGATATACAGTCGCTGGTTGCCAAGCGAATACAAGCTTGTTACCATCAGCAGCAAAGGTGATAATTGGGGTGAATATGGCAAGAATTGCCACAGGCAGTATTATCCACCACCCCTTGCGCAGATTGAGATTCATTTATCCCTCCTGCGTAGTATCCTCTTTACCTTCTTTATTCCTTCCCGTAGAAATCATCAAACCCGCTAGCGTTCCTGTAATAAATGTTGCAACGCTGGAGAGGACTCCGAAGAACATCTTGTCATTTTCCGCCTGAGCGCCGATTGGTTGAGCAACAAAAACAAGTGCGTAAAGAACACCGATTGTAGTAATTGTCAAAACCAAACCAAGAATACAGCCAACAACAAATTTAAGTCTGGCATCTAGTTCTTCTGAAGTATATCTCTTTCTCACGGCTGATCCTCCTCCCAATCGAAACCTACCAAGTCTTTTGAACACGCTCCATCTACTTTGCATAATGGTGGATTGCACTCCTCTTTTTCCCAATTAGCTGAGTCTTGACATTCATAACGATAATGACCCTGATAGCCACAACCTGCAAGAATCAAGAATAAAATTGGGATTAATTTTTTCACTTAACTATTATAAACCAGTTTTTATTATTAAAGAGTAAAAGATCCTGAACCTGTAAAAGTATAAATATGATAGCCGCTAGAATTTAAGTAAGATGGGCTACCTGTAGTGGTAGCTTGCGGAAAAGATGTTGAGTAGCGAATAATAACAACTCCAGAACCTCCATTGGAGCCACCAACTGCACCGTGATTATTGTTTTGTGTTCCACCGGCTCCACCTCCGCCAGTATTGGCTGTACCTCCACTGCCACCATAACCTGTTGCATCTCCTGCGCCACCACCTTCAACATCTGCATTTGCACCACCGCCTCCACCTCCAGCTCTTTTAGTAGCTGTTCCAGTTATTGAAGATGTTACTGCTCTACCTCCAGATCCTGCGCTTACGCTATTACCAGCACTGGCTGAGCCTCCGCCACCACCAGGCTGCCCAGAAACTTGTGGACCTCCGTTGTAACCTTGCCCTGATGTTCCAGTTCCTCCCGAAGCACCAGCACCGCCAGAACCGCCTCCAGAACCGCCATTTTGACCGCTATTATAACCAGAACCGCCTCCAGATCCACCACCGCCAACTGAAGTTATTGTAGTTATATTACTTCCACTTATTGAACTGTTTGAACCATTCGTTGGACCTGTTCCACCAGAACCAGGACCACCAACAGTTATTGTATATGTAACCCCAGATTGCGCAAAAATGCGTGGCTCTGTTGATAATCCACCACCAGTATTTTCAGTACCAACAGATGAGCGATAACCACCTGCACCACCGCCACCACCGTTTGGACCAAAGTAAGTACCCCTTCCTCCGCCACCTCCGCCAGCAATGCAAAGCCACTCAACCTCAATTGGACTACCTGCCCAATTATTTTGACCTCGCTCTTGTTGATGAGCAGACAAGCTCCAGATACCAGATGCTGAAGATACACTTACCGTTTGACGGGGACCAACTCTACCGCCTCTTCTTGCCATGATTAACTAATTATTTCGTATGAACAAACCGCTTCAATATCAGAGTTTGCATTGGCGGTAAGTCTCAACGAATCTCCTTCTTCAAGATAAATAGATTTCGCAAGTACATCCAAGGTTGCATCTGCCGGAACTGAAATTGTTTTACCTATGTGGTAAGCCGTGGATGATCTAAATACATCAATATTTACATCAGCCGCATTTGTACCATCAACATTTGAAATATACAAAGCATTTACTTTTACTACCGTGTTGCTCGCAGCAGAATTTGTAACAATTGCTGTAGCAGAAGTTGTAACAGCCATAACTGCTGTCTTTCCTGTAATTGTAGTAACATTGACTATATTGGGCGCTGCCATAAATTAACCTCCAAAGACAATTGACATTGCAATTGCTTTACCAGTTGTTGCTGGTGTAAATCCTAAATTTGCTACAGCAACACCAGAAGCAAGTTTTGCATTTGTAATTGTACTATCCGCAATATCGGCGGCAACAATTGTATTTGCTGCAACCTTTGCAGATGTAACTGCGTTATCTGCAAGTTGTGCTGTATCAACAGAACCTGGTGGAACAACTCCAACATAGGCACTCAGTACCCATGTTGTACCGTTATAATACCAAGTTCTTCCACCCGCCGAATATGTATCATTCGTAGAAGGAGTGTTTGGAAAATCCAAGGGCATTTAGACCCCCGGTGTTGTTACTTCATCCCACTGTTGGGTTGATTCATTCCAAGTCCAAAAGCCTTCGGTTGGGCGGGCAACAGGTGCTTCCCAATCTGCTGTCTCTGTATTCAGAGTCCAAGATGGATATGGCTTTGGTGCAACAAATGCATCAAGCTCTGCATTAAATGTATAGCCGATCCCAGCATAACGCTTGCGGAAATTGTTGTTATAAGATGTTTGCTTCCAAGTACCGCCCAAAAGATTTGTGCAGAAAGCGGCTCCAACAGCATCTGACTCGGGGTATTCTCCACCACCGCAGTCAGCATTGGAAACCACAATAACTTGGGTTACAACATTGTCTGAATTAATTTGGGCAAAATGAGCCATTTTTAAAAATCCTCCTGTTAAAGATTTCTCTTCTATATTACCATAAAAATATTAAAAGATCTATTATTCCGCAACTTCAGGGGCGACAAACACATCATTTACAGCATCATAGATGTAGCCGATACCTGCGTATTTGCCACGGAAGTTGGCGTTGTAAGAAGTCTGCTTCCATACGCCATCAAGTCCGAGCGATGCGACGAACGCTTGACCTGCTTCTTCGGTAGGTGCGTCGTTATTGCTGACCACGATTACTTGCTGAACAATGTTGTCGTCGTTGAGTTGAGCGAAGTGTGCCATTATGTCCACCCGATAGAGCCAGATGCGTTGAAAGTGAAAATGATGTGGGTTGCGTTCACTGTTTGTGTTGGTGAACCTGTCAGGGTTGTGGGCATCTTCGTTCCTTGCGGCTGACGAATAATCACGACACCTGAGCCACCTGATGAGCCGTTGTAGGAAAAGTTGTTGTAAAAAGTGCCACCGCCACCACCACCACCAGTATTCGTTCCACCAGCCGTACCGCTAAACGGAGTTAGGTCTGTGCCGCCGTTACCGCCACCACCAGTACCACCAACGCTTGTATTGCCACCAGTGGAATCACCACCGCCACCACCACCACCACGAGTAACTGCGCTTCCTGTGATGCTTGATGAAACACCGTCACCACCGTCACGAACAGCGTCAGTGCTACCTGCCTCACCAGCACCACCGCCGCCAGAACCCCAGTTCACAGCCGCACCACCACTGAACCCTTGTCCACTTGTTCCAGAGCCAGCCGCACCACTTCTCGTTCCGCCACCAGAACCACCTGAGTTTGCGGTTTGGGTAAGACTTCCACCACCACCACCACCAGTAGATGTGAACGACCCGAACACGCTGTTGTTCCCGTTGACTCCTCTTGCATCTGTTCCCGACCCACCAGCACCACCACCGCCGACAGTCACCGTGTAAGTCGCACCAGAAACAACTTGGAATGCGGCTTCGGCTGATGCGCCACCACCAGAACTTTCACCAGCGACAGATGAACGATACCCACCTGCACCACCGCCACCACCGACATTCGCACCACCGCCGCCACCTGCAACGATGACATACTCAACGGTAGGCAATCCGCCACCAACGGAAGTTCGCTTTGTCCAGCCTGTGACTGATGTGCCTGAGCGTGTGCGATCACCAAATCTGGACACGGCAATCCTTTATGATACAACCGTCACATAGCCATGTAGAGTTACCACATTGGCATTTGCGGCAAAAGCTGTAATTCTTGGGGCTGTGGTTGCATTACCTGTTAGGATAAGACCGGGGATAACTAATACCAACCCGCCTTCTGCTGTAATAGTTGATTCAATAAGATCGTTAGGGCTTGTTACCCCGCCAAATTCAATTGTTAGCTTGCGATCTGCTGAATCTGTATTTTGTGCATACAACCAGACTTCATGCTGAACTGAAGTATTTGTAGAGCCTGTGTGAACAACACATGTATTTGAAGATATTGTATTAACCAATACACCTCTACCGTTTGTTGATCCGCTAAATGGAATCTTGCTATATGTTGCCATGTTTCTCCTTAACTAAAAAATTGGGTTGCTAAAATTACTTGATCGTCTTCCCAACCCGTAACCTTTGTTGTTGCAATTGCGGCATTAGAAGCGATATCTGCATTAACAATTGTACCATCCGCTATCTTATCAGAAGTAACAGCGCTATTTGCCAAAATTGCGGTTGTAACAGTTGCATTACTTAAAGCTTGGGTATATGCCTTCCATACAGAACCATCCCAGATCCATGTACGCCCGCCACTTACAAATTGGTCATTAACAGATGGGGAATTTGGAAAATCAATAGGCATTATTTACCTCTCAATAGATATTATCATATTAGAAATAAAAACTCAATTTTCTAATATTATAGATCTTCAACTGTCGGTGCGACGAATACATCGTTTACCGCATCATAGAGCCAACCAACACCGCAATAGCCACGACCCGAACCGTCTTGGAAACACTCAACCCACAGTGATGAGTCGCCGTAGCGGTCAGGGTTCGCAGTAAGGAACTCCCAAGTCACGACACGAACATCAGTGACTATGCCATTCTCAACCTTTGCGAAAGTAGGTGCGCTCATACCTTGAACCTGACGAATAACTTGCCATTAGAACCAGCCGCACCTGTACCGCTATTACCGATACCGCCACCACCGCAACCAGGGTTGGTGGGAACATTTGCGTTGCCTGTTGAACCAGCCGCACCACCTGTTCCAGCCGCCCCAGCAGTTGTATTACCGCCACCACCACCGCCTGCGGCAACATTCTCTGCCGAACCGTTGCCTGTCCAAGATGCAATGTTCACTCCGTTCCCACCTGAACCGCCTACGCCCGATGTTGAGTTTCCGCCTGCTGATGTATAGCCGCCACCACCAGCACCCGATGTGTAATCCGCTGATACACCGCCGCCTCCAGCCTTGCCGAATGACGGGTCAAGGGCATCGCCCAAGTGCGTCGTCTTGACGACCCCAGTGCTACCACCACCTGACCCACCGCTTCTGCCGTAGTTGAGTGGACCAGCACCAGCCGCAGAACGACCACCACCACCGCCACCGATAGCCGAGAGAATCGTGCCGAGATAAGTTGTCGCACCGTTGGCATCTATCGCACCGCCAGCACCGATGTCGACGGCGTATGTGGCAGCCGCAAGATAGAGAGTCGTTGTGCTAGCGAATCCCACTACCGCACCTGCGCCACCACCAGCACTAGCGTTGCTACCGCCTGCGGCATTCCCACCGCCACCGCCACCACCGATGAGCAAGACATCAAACAGACCAGACTTAGACACGACAAGGTTGCTGTCACTTGTGAAGGTTAGAAGTGTGTACGCCTCACCACCAACCGTGATGGGTGACGATGAGCCACCTGTTGCGATGCCGTACTCGCTACCAGCCAGCACCGTGTTCCACGATGAAACATAACCGAGTTCACGGCGATTAGGCACGACTACTCCCCTTCGGGCAACTCAGGTGGTGGCGGTGGAATCTGCACGACACCATTCACCACAGCCCAACCGATCGCCGCAGGACTCTCGGCAGTGTATTCAATCCATTCGCCACCTTGCGCTTGAATCCACGCATCATCAGCAACTACAACATTCACCACGATACCGTTCTCAACTTGTGCGAATGACTTGCTCATGCTAGGTACTCAATCCATACATAGCCGCTACCACCAGCACCACCTGTTGAACCTGCTGTGCCACCGTCACCGACAGTGACGGTAATGCTTGCCGCTGGCGTGACATCAGCACCTGCGACAACATACGCACCGTCGCCAGCCAGAACTGATTGACCGCCAGCATTAACCCCAGGGTCGGAATGACCGCTACGCCACGCACCGTTGCCGCTGTTTGCTACTCCAGCAACATTGACGATGTTGTAGGCAAATCCGTTTGCCTGATTAGCCAAGTTTCCACCTGTTGCGCTAATCGTTCCGCTTGCGAACGCAACCGAACTCGTTCCACCTGCGCCACCTGTTGAACCACTCGTACCTGTGCCGCCGCCGCCGCCACGAATGTGCGCTACCGCATAAGTGACACCAGCAGGAACAGTCCAAGTACCCGAAGCAGTAAATCTATCTACCTTCATAACACCTCTCGTTGGAACTGATTGGATAACTTGACCTGACACATATCCTGTGAGAGCCATAGTTATACCGTGATCTGATTAACAAATCCATGTATTGTAACAACATTTGCTGTTGCAGCCGCTGCTCTTACTATCAATGGAGTTGCATTACCTTTCAACAAAAGACCAGGAGCAACAGCTACCAACCCAGCTTCAGGCAGGACAGTAACTTCAATCAAATCATCAGGATCGGTAGTTCCACCCCATCCAAGTGTTAATTTAACAGAAGTAGCTGATGAATTCATTGCATATAGCCAAATTTCATCATAGGTTGATGCTGTATTGCTACCAGTGTGAATTGTAGTACCAGATGCAATTGAATTTGCCTGAACTCTAACAGGTCTTCCATCTGTTGATGCAGAGAGTTTTTGCTTTGTAAATGTTGCCATATTTTCTCCTAACTGAACACCTGAATACTAATTATAGCACTAGCGTCATCAACTGGCGAACCAGCTTGACCCCATTCTAAACCAGTAGCGGTTGCAGAATTTGCCAAAAGAGCTTGTCCATTTGTTGCACCTGTTGGTCCAAGTTTTGAATAATGAACCGCATTATTTGCCAAATCCCCGGTTGTAATTGTACCATTAGCAGTCAAGACAGATCGCAATGACCATCCTGTACCGTCATAATACCAAGTTTTACCACCCGCCGAATATGTATCATTTACAGACGGGGAATTTGGAAAATCAATAGCCATCACACACCTCCAATGATTGCGTTGATTTCTTCATCGGTTAGACCGAGGGCTGCGAGTTTGGCTTTGGCGGATTCCTTGGCGGCAACAGCGGCTAACAACGCTTGCTCTTGGGCTTCGGCTTCGGCTGCCATTGCCTCAAACTGTGCCACTTCCTCTGGTGTTGCATCTCGAACTACATCGTCAATCTGAACTCGGTGTGTCATGTCATGCCTCAGTTCTTGTAGCCGTACACGCGGATAGTTCCACCAGTCATTGTGCCGGTGGTTGTTGCAATGGTGAACGCGGTGTATTGAGTTGAGTTGTTTAGAAATCCGTTGTAAAGGTTCATGTAGCCAGTCGTGCCAGTGTCAGCTCCGCGCGATCTGAAAGTTGTTACTTTTGCCAGATTTGGTGAACCTAAAACGATTTCCGCGCTGAGCGCGTTTGTGGAGCCGTAACCAATTTCCCAATTCGTTCCACCACCATACTGTCCAGCAACAGTCGTGGAAGTGTATTGGAGATACACGCCTGCGAAGTAATAGCCAGTCACAGTTGCACCAAGCGTCAGACGTAATCCGACACTGGTAGAAGCAACACCACCCTCAAGCGAAATCAAATAATTGTCGTATGTTGCGCTAAACGCATTTGATACCGTGACGCTAGAAACCGCTGAACCAATCGTTTGAGATTTAACCAGCACTAGCCCGCTTGAATGTGTATACACCCAAGCAGAACCGTTCCAAGAAGCAACACTTGCTGTATCGGTTTCATAGATCAACTGCCCTGTATATGGAACAGAAGGGCGGGTTGTAGAAGTACATACCCCCGGCTTTATAACAGAGCTTGCACCCAATACTGAACTAAACGGCATAGAAAATCTCCTTATCTATGATAATTGAAACTGGGTTATTTGTCATTACAGAACCCTAAACCTTACATACACAACGCCGCCCGAACCATTCCCGCCAGCACGAACAGTTCCAGATGATGCTGCGCCACCGCCACCAGAGCCACGATTCGCTGTTGCATTTCCTCCAGCAGCATCAGATGATGCACCAGCGCCGCCAACAGATGAGCCGCCAGCACCACCGCTCCCATTCAGCCTTCCACCACCTCCGCCGCCAGCAACAAATAATGATGACCCGCCAATAAATGTGCTGACATCATATCCTGTTCCACCTGCACCGCCAGCACTTGATGTTCCATTGCCGCCAACACCGCCAGCACCACCACCACCACCCGAACCATTACCAGAACCACGACTGTTTACACCATAACCGCCATTGTTTCCTTGGGTTGCAATACCAAAACCAAAAGTGTTGCTTTGTTCAACACCACCGCCGCCACCAGAACCACCATTCTGTGAACAAACCCCATTATTGCCCATTATTGCCCCTCCGCCTCCGCCAGCACCAGCAACACCAGTGGAACCAACGGAACCACCAACAGATGATGCTGTGCCAGATGGACCAAGTGTGCTATTCAATGCTTGTCCTGTTCCGCCAGCACCAATAGTTACCGTCTGGTTGGAAGCAAAATACATCGTGGCTACCTGAACACCGCCAGCACCACCACCAGCACCAGCGAAATCTGTGTTTCCCGTTCCCGTTCCTGCTCCGCCCCCACCAACACACATAACATCAAACAAACCAGGGGTTGTGACCGTCAAAGTACCTGTAGCATCAAATCTAAGATAGTTATAATTTATTCCATTAAGTGTAACTGAAGTTGGGGAAATTGCCCCACCAGTTGCTGCACCGTATCCAGCAACTGTGGCTACAGCAGATCCAGAGACTCTTCTACGGATATAGACGATTCCTGAACCGCCCGAGCCGCCATCGTATGCTGTTGATGTTCCATTATTACGAGAACCGCCACCACCACCACTTGCCGTGTTTGCTCCTGCTGATCCTCCAGTCGCACTACCACTAGAACCAGCACCACCTATTGATGAGCCGCCAGCACCACCAGTTCCGTAACTACTACCACCAGCACCACCTCCGCCACCGCCACCCTTGAATAGCGAAGTTCCTCCTGTGAATGTAGATACTTCTGTGCCTGCTCCGCCTGCACCACCGTTGCCACCAGAAAAGTTAGAGCCAGCAGCACCAGTTCCTCCTCCACCACCAGCACCCTGATTGTCATTTCCACCATTTCCGCCGCCGTATCCCGATATTCCAGGAGCCATAGACGGAAATCCGATTGGATAAGTAGCCGATGTCGTTGAAGCAGTTCCACCGCCACCACACCCACCTGCAGTTGCACTGAACCTTGCATTGCCCTCAAAACCACATCCAGAGCCACCACCAGCAACAGAAACATCACCGATTACTGATGAATTTCCTTGATTGAACTGACTATTTGTGTACAAACGCATTCCAGTACCACCAGCACCAACAGTGACAGTTGTGTTTCCACTCAAATACAGTGTTGTTTGCAGTTTGCCACCTGCTCCACCACCGCCTCCTGCTGTGTCACGACCACCACCACCGCCACCTGCAAACATAAGGACATCAAACCAACCGGGTTGAGTAACATAAAAAGTTCCGGTATTTAAAAATTCATGAACCGTATAATTAACTCCATTGACGATTCTATTTGTGTATGTATTATCCCCACCAGATCCAATACCGTACTCTGTAGCGAGTCGTGGTTTACGTGCGCCTGAGATACTCATAGACGGAACCTTACATAGACAATGCCTGAACCGCCGTTGCCACCGTTCTTGTTTGGTGTGCCTGCTGCACCACCGCCACCTGATGCCGTATTTGCTGCTGCTGATGAACCTGCGGCACTATTACCGCCTGCGCCACCAACCGACGAGCCACCTGCCCCGCCGCCGCCGCCTGGTCCACCGCCACCGCCACCACCACACTTGAATAGTTGTGAGCCGCCGATAAATGCCGACACATCGTAGCCAGCACCACCAGCACCACCAGTCGTGCCAGAGCCGTTTGCGCCAACTGCCGTAGCACCACCACCACCACCGCCTGCCTGATTGGGCGCATTAGTGCCATCACCACCTGCAAAACCTGAAACGCTTGATGCCATTGACGCTGCACCAACACGATAGAACGCATCAGTTGTGCCAGCACCACCGCCACCAGAACCACCTAGTTGCGCTTGTGCAAGAGAGCTATCATTGCCGTGATAGTCTGCACCAGCACCACCACCAGCAACCGATACACCACGAGCAGAACCGATACTTGATGACGAACCGTTTAGAGCCGAAGCCGTAGTTGCGACAGCACCCGCACCACCAGCACCAATAGTGACGGTTGCATTAGCACTGAGATAAATCGTGCTTTGCAAAATGCCGCCAGCACCGCCACCGCCGACACCATAAGTGCCAGCAAAACCGATACCACCACCACCGCCACCACCTGCACAAACCAGCACATCAAACAAACCTGGTTGCGTAATAGTCAAAGTGTCTATCGAGGTAAATTCAAGAATTCTGTAACTTACTCCGCCAACTGTTCGATCAACAGAACTTGCCCCACCAGTTGCGGTTCCATATCCATTCTTTGTATTACCAGTGTTTGTGGTGAATCCTCTGTTGGTTGCGTAACGAATGTAGACGATTCCTGAACCGCCATTACCTGCCGTGTTATCTGTTGATGAACCAGCACCACCACCGCCTGATGCTGTATTCGCAGCAGCATTAGAACCGTTTCCCCCAGAACCACCAGCACCACCAATGGATGAACCTCCTGCGCCACCCGTTGTTGAACCACCTCCGCCACCACCTGCTGCCTTAAATAATGAAGACCCACCAATCCATGTGGAAATGTCTACTCCAGCACCACCAGCACCGCCTGTTGAACTTGAGCCATTGCCGCCAGTTGCGCCAGCACCGCCACCGCCACCGCCAGCCATGGGCGCAGTAGATGCAGCAGTTCCAGACCCACCAGCATTGCCACCAAGACCAGCACGACCAGCCTGATTATTTGATGAACCGCCGCCACCGTTCCAACCGTCATTGCCACCAAAACGACCATCAAACTGTGAACCGCCGCCACCGCCACCAAGTGACTGAATTGCATTTATAATACCTGAAGGACTACCTGGCGCACCTGCAAGCCTTGTCCCTTGATTGCCTCCAGCACCAACAGTTATTGTTGTATTTGCACTAAGATAAATGGTACTTCTTGCTGATAGTCCTAGTGCTTGTCCGCCTCCGCCGCCACCAGTTGCACCGTAATTTCCACCAGCGCCACCGCCACCAAAAGCAAGAATGTCAAAATACCCTGGGCGTGTAACGGTAAAAGTACCAGTGTTATTAAATGTATGAATTGTGTATTCAGTTCCGCCGATTACAACACCAGTTGTGGTCGTGTCTCCACCGCTACCAGCACCATAAGAATATCCAGTTAAGGACTTCTCGCCGTAAGCGGTAGAAAGACCCATTTAGGATCAGACTTCCTTTTCCCAGCCGATCACCGTAACATTGACAACGTTAGCTACATCAGCCAAACCTTGCAATGTTTCAGCAGCTGTGAGTACTAATGCCGTATCAAAAACTATAATATCATTTGCACCAATTGGAAGCTGCGAAATGATTCTATTGGCAGCCGTTGCTGCCGTACCGATTGCAAGAGAGAATGTTCTGTCTACTGTGTCGGTATTGGTAACAATGATTTGTTTAATAACCTCAACCCGGCTTGATGCGACGGTTGCAATTGTTGTCGTTGTAGTACCCAACTGAGTTGGACCACCAAGCCTTGATTCTGTTCTATCTCCTACTGCCATATGTTACACTCCTTGTATATTATACATTAAATTATGCCCCAATGTCCATAATAAATATGGCTGCGGCATTAGATGTCATTGGGTTACTTGAAACTTGTGTCCATTCCAACCCGGTTGCTGTTGCAGAATTAGCAGCAAGAACATAACCATTTGTTCCAGCCGAAAGTTTAGAAATCGTATTATCTGCCGTGCCGACGATGAGATCACCTTTGGCATCAATTTGATTAATAATTGTATTGAATGGAGCAGCTCCAACTTCAACCCAATATCCATCATAATAAATATAAGTTCCGGCATCACTTGAGTTGTACCAGATTTGACCTGCAATTGGGCTTGATGGGGCTGTCTCGCTAACGATTGCAGACATTCCCGTTGCACCGACTTCAATCCATGAAGAATCATAATAAACATATGTAGCAGCATTATTTGAATTAAACCAGATTTGACCAGCAACTGGGCTTGATGGAGCCGTATCGCTAATTGTTACACCGAGCGGGTTTCCACCAATTTCAACCCAGAATGAATCATAATATACATATGTCTTACCATCATCTGAGTCAAACCATAGAGACCCAGTTGTTGGCGATGAAGGTGCAGAGCTTGATACAGCTGCACCACCAGCACCCAACTCTGTATAGTTTGTACCATCAACTGTAAATTCCCATTTATCCGTTGTCTCATTCCAGCGAATGGCAACATTTGTAGAATCTCCTCTTTCAACTTCAACACCAGCATTTAGAGAAGGAGATCCAGTAACTCCAGAGTTGAGTAGAACAAAGTTATCTTCAACATTAAGATTGGCAGTATTAAGAGTTGTTGTATTTCCATTAACAGTCAAGTCTCCTGTGACTGTAAGATTATTTGCAATGGTAACATTTGATGGAAGGCTGATTGTAACATTAGCGCCTTCACTGCCGGAACCAGTAACTGTAATTTCATTAGCCGTACCAGATATACCAGCGACATAGTTGCCCACAGTATCTGTACCAAGATCAATTACATCATTAATCCAAATTGTTCCATTATACTTTAAAAATTCACCAGATGCGACTGTATTTGAAATAGCAACATTATGAAGTTCATCAAGTTCATAGCCATTCTGTGTTGCTACATAAATAATGCCATTAATGGTTGCACGAACAACAACACC